TTCCTGCTTTCCTGCTTCCTCCGCATCCTTGCGATCCGTTTTCCCGTTCGCGCGGATTCCGCTGTAGATCGAAAATGCAAGCGCCAGAACAGAAAGTAGAACCGTAGCCCACTGTGGTGTCATTCCGTCATAACCTCCTTAGTTTGTATTCTATTCTGTCCAGCTGCCTGTCCGCGTCTTCCCGCGCTGCGCGCAGTTCTTCCCGGACAGCTTCTTCCATTTTCGTCCGCTCTATCATTTCAGCCTGTTTCCGGATGATCTGCGCCATCGTCTCCGTGACTGTGCACATCATGTCGACGACTTCCAGCAGGCCGCCGGATCCACCTTCCCACGGTGGCGCGTCCCTCGCTTCGTTCATGCGTCCCCGTCCTTTCTTCACTCTTCATCAATGATCAGTTCTTCCATTCCGCTTTCGATCAGGATTTCTTTGACCTGGTCTTTCAGCAGACGCGGAACCTGTGCATAGGTCTTCTTTCCCAGAATGATCTTCTGTGCCCACAGCATAGCCATCATCGTGTCGCCCTCCTTTCCGTAAAGTATTTGCAATAACGCCCGCCGGATGATCTCCCCGATCATTCGTACACCACTTCCGACATCTCCATGATGCACTCTTCCAGCATGGCGATCTGCTCTTTCTGTTCGCTGACGATCTTCGTCAGCTGCGCCCGTGTCATCGCTTCTTCTTCAGGCGCTGGCGGATCCGGATCCGGATGTACATCATCCACCCCGTACTGCCACCATGTCGCGAAGTCCTCTTCGATCTCCTGCGCCGTCGCGGCCTTGCCGTCCGGCATGAAGAACTGGACTTCGTCAAAACGGTACATCGTCCGATCCGGCTGATCCTCCTGTCTGTACGGCTGGATATTGTCCGCAAGACGGACGAAGATCTTCCCGCCCGGCAGATGTTCCAGCGTCACCTTCTGCGGCATCTCTGCCGCGTCGCTCTTGTAATACATGCAGCCACTCCTTTCTTTTCTGCTGATCCAGCCGCTGATAGAATCCCTGAACCTGTTCAGCCATCTTGATCAGTTCTTCCACGTGGTACTTTTCCTTCAGCCCGTGCGCGTCTGTCTGCTGCACGTAGCTGTTGTACGATATGATTTTCTGTGCACGATCCCGCCGCAGTGTTCCCGTTTTCTTCAGCTCTCTGTATCCTCTGATCAGCTGCCTTCGTGCCCTCCGGAAGACGCGCCTGCGGATCGTGATGTGCGTCCTGCTGATCCTGTATCCCGCCATATCCAGCATCGGGACGCCACGCTGCGCTTTTCCCGGAAGGCTCCGTCGTCGCTTCTCTTCTTCGATCGTCAGGATCTTACTGATTCCGGATGTCGTCTTCAGTTCGATTCCCATTTCCTTCCGGAAGTATTTGTCCAGGCGCTTCGTCGCTCGTTTCAGTCCTTTGACGGATCCGGACATCAGCGCGAAGTCGTCCATGAATGTGACGACGCGGATCACGTACGGGATCTTCTTCCCGCGCCGTGTGGTTCCCTGTGCGTACAGGTCGCGGATCGCGTAGGACATCGCGAAATTGAACAGCCAGGCGTCGATGTACCCGCCGATGATCAGATGCCCGTCCGGCGCGATCCGTCCCAGATATTCCAGCAGGACGATCGCGGCCTTCGCTTTCGGGATCTCCTTCTTCAGGATGTCCACGCAGACCTGATACTTCAGCGTCGCGTATGCGTGGACGACGTCCGTCTTCTGGATGTACCTGACGCCGACCGTCTCCTTCAGAAGGTATCTGTGCGCCTGATCCTTCAGCAGCGTCTGACCGCGTCCCGGAATGCTGGCGTGCTGCGTCGGCAGAAGCCGCGCGTTGATCAGCGGTTCGATCATCAGCTTTTCGACGTGTCCGATCAGCTGATGCAGGATGGACAGCAGTGCGATGTCCCGCGTCTTCCCTGTCATGCCGTCCGGACGCTGGCGGATCGTCGGCGGCTCCATGTCGTCCGGTTCGATCCCGTATTCGACCAGATCTTCCACGACGCCGTACAGCATCAGCCCGATCGAATGGATCGCTTCTTCCTTCACACGTCTGGATCCGGACAGATCGTCGATCAGGATTTCCGTCCTTCCGATTCCGGCGTACTTCTCGATGAATACCAGAATGTCGCGGCGCTTCCATTTGCTTTTGAAACATTCTTCGACTGCTTCTTCGCATAGCTTCAGGGACAGCTTCCTGTATCTCTTCGTGTGCATAATTCTTTATTTTGTGAAGCGGCGTTCGGTTGCGGTCTGACCTTAAAGCAGATCCGGCCTTGTTACTACTTGCCGCACGCGCAGCCCACAGCTGCGTGTTCCCCTTTCGAAGATTCCGGTTTTACTGATTTTTGCTTGCGCATGGATATGCAGGCGCACATCAGCAGACTTTCGCCTGCCTTCATGAAAATAAGTCGCGGACGGCTGTTCCAGTTCGCGTTACCGGGCGTGTTGTTGCCATTCTCGCACGCCAGCCCGGCATTCGCCCCGTTGTTCAAGTTCGCGAACCGCCACGGGCAGCGAACCCCGGCGGAGCCGGTACCGTTGAAGGCCGATCCCGCGCCTGCATACCCTGTTTGTTTATAGTTACATCAGGGGACTTCCCCCTCTGGACGTCTTACGACGTCCATTCACCCCGCTTTTTACCCGCTCCACAAAGCCGCGGACGGCCGTACCAGACCGCGCTACCGGGCGAGTTGAGGCCATGCCCGCACGCCAGCCCGGCAGCCGCCCCGTTGTACAAGGACGCGAACCGCCACGGGCAGCGAACCCCGGCGGAGCCGGTACCGCTGAAGGCCGACTTGAAGTATGTCGTCGCGGATCCGCCGACCTCTTCCGGGAACAGGACGCCCTTCTTTGTCTTCATGAAGGACTTCACATAGTTCCATCCGGATTTCATTCCTTCGTACAGCAGGCCAGTGTCTTCATAGTTCGATGTCACGGATCCCGCCAGATTCTGGCTGTCGCGGCATTCGTAGATCGAATAATCCCAATCGGACACAGCGTTCGCCGTTACGGTATAAAGCGGATCCAGGCCGACCGCATATGCGCCGTCCAGGACTTCCACGCCAGCCACACGAAGCGGGGACGTTCCGTTCGTCAGACCGTGCGGGCATCCGTCCTTCCTTCCCGGAAGAAGTTCCGTCGCGCCTGAATGCCAGGGCATCGTCGAAATGTATGTCGTCGCTGTCGTGGTGAATGCGCTTTCCGTCTCGATGCCGACCGCTGCCAGTTCGTCGCCGTCGATCGTGACGGTTTCGATGGAGCTGATCTTGACCAGATCCAGAATGTTCCGCATGTGCGCCTGTCCTCTGTCCTTGTTCGTGGACGATCCCATGTCGCCGATCGACACGGTCGAACCGACGATCAGGTTCGCGGCCTGCGCCGTCGACAGGATCACGCGCTTCACATTTTCTTCTGCCTTCGCCACCTGGTACTGTCTGTCGTAGCTGATGCAGCCGTTCGCGATGTTGCTGTTTTCCAGATCGAAGTGCCGCAGCTGCCACATCCGCAGGATCCATCTTGTGTCGCAGTCATTCCACAGTCCTTCGTAGATCGTCATCTTCCGCGCCGCTGTGATGCCTGCGGTCGCGCTGGCGAAGTTGTACGGCCTGATGCCTGCGCCGGATGTCAGCGCGCCGCTGCTGTTCAGTCCGCCGGGGAATGAAGGATGCCATGTCAGCGCCCGCTTCGTTCCGTCCGGCGCGACATCCCCGGCGTCCGGATAGAATCCGGATCCTTTCGTCGTCCGGAAGCTGATGAAATTGAATGAACCGTCGTTCCATTCCTTGATCCACAGTGCCAGCGCGAACGTCCAGACGGGCGCGTCTTCGCCTGTGATGTCGAAGCCGTCTTCGCCTTCGAAGAATGTGATGTTCATGGTTCCATCTTCCAGGGACATCGCATTCGCCCGGATGTACCATGTCATCGGATCTTCGTCCGCCCAGTCCTCGACCGCTGCGTCGGATGCCGTGCACAGCTGCGCGGCGCTCTTTCCTGCCAGATCGTCCAGCGGCGTCATCGCCGTGTTTCCGGATACTGCTGCATCGTAGCTTCGCAGCGTGTACGTCTTGCTGTTCCACGCCTGCGCCGCTGCCTTCGCGAATCTTTCAAGGATCTTATATTTGCTTGTCTCTCCTGCTGCCGCTGCGCGCGGATAGAATTCCCAGAAGACGCGCGTGGTGTTCGTGCCGTCCAGGACGCTTTTGCACGCCGCGTCAAGTACAGCCGCATCAGATGATCCGCCGTTCAGCGCGATCGATTCCAGCGCGGCAGCGATCCGTTCGTGCTGTGTCCACGAAGGGAAAATCAGATCCATGTCTGCCATTTTCTTGTTCCTCCTTTATGCTGTGATCTTTGTCAGTGACATGTGCGGGACGCCCCGCTGCGCGTAGATCGCATACGCATATTTCACATCGTTGTCGCTGTCGTAGATGTACGACGCTTCATTGATCTGGCTTGCGATCTCCACGGCTTCATTCGCCTTGTTCAGGACGATCGTCGCGTTCTCCTGCCGCGTGTTCTCTGCTGTGACGCGCCCGTTCTCTGCTTCGACGCGGGCGTTCTCTGCGGTCACGCGGGCGTTCTCCGCTTCGACGCGGGCGTTCTCTGCGGTCACGCGGTCGTTCTCCGCATTTGCGCGGCCTGTCTCTGCGCTGACGCGCCTGTTCTCTGCCGTCTTTCTGGCGTTCTCTGCGGTCACGCGGGCGGCTTCCGCTTCCGCGTATGCCTTCATGGTCGCGTCGAACAGTGACATTTCGTCGCCGGATATGATGGCGTCTTCGTCCTTGACGCACGGTTCGATCTCGATTTCGAACGTGCAGGACGTGATGACTTCGGTCATGTCCCCGGACTTCACTTCGATTTCTGCCAGTGCCGTCCCCGCTGCCGCCAGTGTCTGCGACGTCAGTTCCATCGTGACGACAGACCCGGAAAACGTACACGGCGAATATGCCCGCTTCAGATCCGGCTTCTTGATGTAGGCCGTGACGTTCGATCCGGGCGGGATCTCATATTCTTCGCCCTGATTCAGCAGCTGAATTTCGACGTACCGCGTCGCCCTGTCGTGCTGCTTCGCCGATACCTGATACTGCTTCGTAGATCCTGACATCTCGATCTTCAGTCTTTTGATGACCCTGTTCAGGCTCATGTCTGCATCCTCCTTTCTACAGTCCTAATTTTTCTATGATCTGCGCGATCGTGACTGTCTCCCCGTTCGGCTTCTCAAATTCGCACGTCCCCCGGAAGATCGCATTAAATGCGAAGTCCGCATAGTTTTCGCGCGTCGCTTTCGACCCGAAGGCCACGCCGCGCCCTCCATGCAGGAAGTGCATCAGATAGACCGCCGTCGACACGAAGTCGATCACCGTCACGGTGTTGAACTGGTCTTTCAGGACATACTTCACGTCGTAGGAAAATTCCGTGTCCAGATCTCCGCCGCAGACCGCCGTCTGCCCTTCGCCCGGACTGATCGTCTTCGGCGTTCCGTATGTCCAGTTGCTTGTCAGCTTGTAGGCCACTGTCAGCGTCAGACTGTTCTTCCCGTTGCACGTGCTGTATGTCGTGTCGGTCATCGCCAGAAAATAGACGCCTTCGTTCTCGATGGATCCGTCAGATCCGCAGCGCATCGAATCGACCGACAGCGTCGGCGGATCATATTCGACGACCGTGATCCGGGCGGACTTCTCTGCTGTCCTTCCTCTCTGATCCTTGACCGTGACTGTGATCGTCTTCACCCCGTAGTCTTCGAAGATCTTCGACGCCGGAAGTGATGTCAGTGTGCCCGTGTATGTCTTGTCGTCCACTTCCATCGTGACAGATACGATCGCCGATCCGTACGACGTCGTCACATTCACGGCGGACAGACCGACGTTCGACTGTTCTTCCACGAACATGTTCCACGATGCCGGGACGCGCCCGGCCTTGTCTGCGACCGTGACCGAATTGATCACCGGCACGCAGTCATCCGGAACTGTCACCATGATCTGCTTCGTGATCGTCTGGTATGTCTTCGTCCCGAAGATGCTTTCGATCTTCAGTGTCATCCACCCGAACGTCGAATCCGGAAGTTCTTCGTTCCACAGCTTCGGGATCTTGTAGCTGTTCGTGATCCGCGTCGCCTTCGCTGCCAGTTTCTTCGTGTTGCTGTATGTCTTATTCTTCAGTGTCCACGTGAACCTGTATGTCGCATCCGTCGTCAGTTTAATCGATGTAGAATCGTCGCCGCTTTCTACGTTCAGCGGGACTGATTCGTTTCCTGTGATCTCAATGTCTGACGCGCCCGGATCCCATCCGTAATATGTCAGGCGTCCCAGATCATAGAATGACCGGACGCATTCAGACGGATCCGAAACAGGATTCTCTCCGTACTTTATCGTGAAGAATGGCTTGTTGATTACCAGCTTTGTCCCGATGTTTAGTGTGGCCTTCTGGACATATGTGACCCCCAGCGTAGTCTTCTTTGCTTTGATCGTCCATCTGTACTGTTTCCCGTCGATGATCGTCACCGTCGGAAAATTGTCCGGCCCTACCGCCAGCGCCCACATATCATCGGGGACGTTCAGCGCGATCGACGTGATTGTCGTTGTGTCGCCTGATACGCTCCCCGACGCTGTCGCCGCTGCCTGAAATACCGAATCGGCTGTGATCGGAACGCTGAATGTTTTATTTGCCATCTGCTGCCACCTCCATCCGGAAGACGCCGCTGTCGTCGATCAGCTGCTGATATACAGCCGGTCGTGCCGCTGCCTTCCTGATCTTCGTTTGCAGGCGCAGCGTGTTCGCCGTCGCCGGTTCTTCTTCCTGCGCTTCCCTCCACTTGACGCCCATCCCGTACTGTGTCGATATGAAGTCGAAGTATCCGCCGTCCTCTGCCGCTCCGACAGACCATCGCCTGACAGCTTCGACGTTCAGGATGTGCAGCTTGTCGTACTGGATGAATGCGACCGGCGATCCGTCCTGCCTGAATTCCAGGCGCGTGTTCGACAGCATCGTGGAAAACGGCATCACGCCGCCGTCCTGCTTCTTGCCGATTTCAAGGCCGTCGTCAGTGTAATGGAAGTATGTTTCGTTCTCCTGTTTGAACGATTCCAGATCTTCGCCCTGCGCTGTGACCGTCTCTTCCATCGACCGGATCGAAATGTTCAAGTCGATCGATGTCTGTTTGATCATGGTCTGATATTCGTTCGTCATCTGCTCCACGGTCTTGTTGTTGGCATCGTCTGTATATAGCTTCGCGGCTTCCTCTGCCGCCGATGCCATATCCCGCGATTCTGTCCGGATCGCCTGGACGGATGTCGCGATCTTCTCTTCGGAAGACGTGATCGCCGCCTGTACTTCTTCGGTCGTCCAGTACCCGCCGCGCAGGATCCGCTTCGTCCTTGATTCGGACACGGACACGGCATCCGACAGTGTCTTTTCCTGTGTCTCCGTCTGGATCTGTTCGAACGTCTTCACGACGCTGGACAGTTCGCAAGTGTTCTTCTGCGGATCCTTCGGATATTCCGTCATCTTCACGATCCGCTGCTTCGCCCGCGTGTTCTTCGTCTTCGATACGATCCACACCGTATCGCCGATGTCGTAATCCAGCAGGCTGTATTCTTCAGACTGTGCCGCCAGATCCGCGACGTCGGCAGTGTAGGCCGTGTACGGTCTGGACGCTGTTTCCAGCTTCGCCCGTGCGTCCTCGATCAGATTTTCCGTGATAGTGTACCGTTCATCTTTCCAGATCTTCGGCACGATCTTGTCTGTGTACTGATGATTGTCGATGTACGGAACACCGATCATGATTTCCGGCGTGATGCCATTTTTGCCGATCGGATAGATCCGCGTGTAGAAGTCGTACGTGTTCGACTTCACTGTCAGCTTCCGAAGGTTCAGCCCCTCCATGAAGTAGGCGCCGCGATCCGTTCCTATGTGCTCATATAGATGGATCACCTTCCGGATGCTGTCTATGCTGCATTCGCACATGTACGTCTTCAGGACGTCCTGAAGGACATCCCACGCCGTGCACGCGTCTTCGATGTCGACCGTCCGGCGCTTTGTGATCGTGCACGTGCCGACCGTCCAGCCGGTTCCCTCGAAGGCGAATTCAAGGCAGGCGCGCACCGTCTGCGTCTCTGATGCGAATCCATATGTGAATTCCTGCTGTTCCAGTTCCTCGATGTTCAGCTTCGCGACATACTTGTTCTTCGTCGCCCCTGTCTCGATCTCCTTCAGGACGTATTCGTCTTCCTTTGTCCGGATGTAGTTTTCCGCTGCCAGCGCCGCGATCGCCGCACCGTTCTTCGGATACGAAAACGACAGTTCCTTGTCCCCGGACGACAGCGTCTTTTCGATCTTCAGATCGTCCATCATGTCGATCGCCGCGATCCGCTTGTGCAGCGCGTCGTATATCTGGATCATCCTGCTGCCCTCCTTACATCCACATCGGTGTGTACGTCAGCATCACCTTCGCAGATCCGGAGGAAAACGTCAGATCGTTTTCGCCCGCTGCCAGGCGTGGGAACTGCCAGAACGACACCTGATCGAAGGCGTTCTTCCCGTCGATCGTTGCCGTCCCGTTCCTGCCGTCGACGATCAGTGTCTTCCCTGCTGCCAGTGTCTCGACGGTGTATACTTCGCCGTTCAATGTGATCGTGTAGTCCGTCAGCTGCTGCTTCGCTGTGATCGCCATGATGCACGGCGCGTCCTTGCTGCTTTCCACGAAGATCTGTCCGGACGTCTTCCCGTCGAATGTGATTTCCAGATCGTCATCGAAGAAATATCCGTCGATCGACAGTTCCAGGATCTTCTTCGACAGATCCAGCGTCTTCGTCAGACTGTCGTCTGTCAGGTATGCCTTGTACTTCCCTTTGTATCCTCTGATCTCTTCCAGAACGGCAGACTGGCGGAACTGCATCATGAATCTTGATACAGTCCGCTGAAGTTCTGCCCGGTTCCTTGCGCGGAAGTAGATCGTCAGCTTCAGTGTTCCCAGCGGGATGTCTGTTTCGTACTCCGTCGGAAGCAGTGCCCGCTGGATCATCTCCTTCTGGACGCTGATCTTCGGCGGCTGTTCCTCGACCGTCAGCAGCTTCGCGCCGTATTCCCTGACGTCCACGCCGTTCACGATCATGTTTCATCCCTCCTTATCTCTTCCGCTGTAATTTGTTTACGAATTCATTTTCGACGCGTGTGTATACTCTTTCCGCGACGACATCGCCGTCCATCGTGACGTATACATACACGACCGTCCCGCCTGTCAGTGCATCCAGCTTCTTGTCCAGCATGTCGCCCAGGCGATCATAGAACGCTTTCAGCGGCAGGATCGCTTCCGCTCCCGCTTCGCCGCCTGCCAGCAGTGTGTTCCCGGATGCTCCGAATACTGTCGGACGTGTCATGATACCGCCGGATTTATACCAGCTGATCCCGAAGTGCGGGACTGACGGCGGATTCAGACTGAAGTGTCCGGATATATACGGATGCGGCAGTGCCAGATGCGGCAGGCTCCAATGGAAGTTAAACTTCGACCGCATGGCGCTGATCGCATTCGCCACGGCCTGCTTCGCCGCATTGATCGGCCTTTCGATCGCCGACTTGATGGCGTTCCATCCGGAAGACGCCGCGCCCTTCATGCTGTTCCATGCCGAAGACATCACGGACTTGATGCTGTTCATGACGGACTGGACTTTTGACTTCACCGCGTTCACAGCGGACGTCACGCCTGACTTGATCGCATTCCATGCGGATGTCGTCGCGCTCTTCACTCCGTTCCACACGGACGTGATCGTGGTCTTTATCGCGTTGAAGATCGGCGTGACCGCTGTCTTGATCGCGTTCACTGCGGTCGTGACGGCTGTCTTGATCGCGTTCCAGACGGTCGATGTGGCTGTCTTGATCGCGTTCCAGACGGTCGTGATCACGGTCTTGATGCCGTTCATGACGGTCGTGATCACGGTCTTGATGCCGTTCCACACTGTATCGATCACGGTCTTGATCGCCGTCATGACCGGCGTGATGATGTTGTCCTTCACGAAGTTCAGCGCCGTCGACACTGTGGTCTTGATTGCTTCCCACGCTGCCGTGATCGTCTCTTTGCAGTTCTCCCAGATGAACCGGAACGGAACCGTGATCAGCTGGAAGGCCGCGCTGATCAGTTCCACGATGAACATGATCGCCACCTGGATGACGTTTTTGATTCCTTCCCAGATCGTCGACACCGTTTCCGCGACCGTCGTGAAGATCGTGCTGATCGTCGTCCAGACGGTCGTGCAGAATGTCGTGACGGTCGTGCTGATCGTTGTCCAGATCGTCGTGAAGAACGTGCTGATGCCGTTCCAGACGCCTTCGAAGAAGCCCTGCACGTTCGTCCACAGTTCTGTCCACGAAGTCCCGAACCATCCCAGAAAGACGTCTGCGACGCCCTGAAGCGCAGCCAGCACGCCGCTGAATATACCCTTGATGCCTTCCCAGACCGCGCCGAAGATCTCCTGCACGCCTGTCCACAGTTGTGTCCAGTTGCCGTTATACGCGCCGATGAACACGTCCAGCAGCCCCGTGATGACGCCGAAGGCTGTTTCCAGTACCGTCGCTATGATTCCGAAGGCTGCTTCGAATACCGGCGCTAACAGGTTGCAGAAGCCGTCCCAGATGGCACTGATCGTCTGCGTGATCGACTGGAAGCTGATTCCCATCGCTGACAGCCTTTCCTGTATGCCGCCGACGAATTCCTGGAATGCGCCTTTGATCCGCTCCCAGATCGCGATGATCGCGTTCCGGAAGTCTTCGTTCGTCCTCCACAGATGGATGAATGCCGCCACCAGCACGGCGATGACGCCGATCACGATTCCGACCGGTGACGTCAGGAAGCTGAACGCCGACGACAGTCCGGTCTGTGCCTTCGCAAGGATCCCGGATGCGCCGCCTGCTTTCGTGTACCACTCGACCATGTTCCCGATCTGCGTGGACACCTGACCCGTGAATATGATCATTTTTCCCAGCGCGACCAGTAAAGGTCCTGCTGCCGCCACGACCAGACCGATCCGGATGATCGCCTGCTTCTGTCCTTCGTCCATGTTGTTCAGCTTGTCCACGAAGTCCTGAATCTTGCCGACGACTTCGCGGATCTTCGGCATCAGCAGTTCACCGAAGCTGATCGCCAGTTCTTCCAGCTGTGACTTCAGGATGGTCAGCTGTCCCTGTAGGTTGTCCTGCTGCACCTCTGCCATCTTTTCAGCTGCGCCGGATGCACCGCCGATCTTCGCGCGCAGATTGTCGAATGCTTCCCCGGAATCCTGAATCAGGAAGTTCGCGCCACGCAGTGATGCCGTGTCGAAGATCTGCCCCATGACGCTGTTGTAGTCCTCTTCGGACAGTTCGCCCAGCTTGCCCCGCAGATCTGTCAGAACGTCCTGAAGCGGCCTTGCCTTGCCCTCTGAATCGTAGGCGGACACGCCCAGCGCATCCAGTGCGTCCTTCGCCGTCGATGTCGGCTGATACAGGTTCTTCAGGACACGCTGAAGCATGTTTCCGCCTTCAGCTGCGGATATATTGTGATTTCCCAGAATTCCCAGCGCTGTCGCTGTGTCTTCGAATGACTGGCCTGTGATGGATGCCTGGCCTGCTGCCTGTGCAAGTCCTGCGCCGAAGTCGGACACAGATCCCTTCGCGCTGGATGCCGTGACCGCCAGAACGTCCGCGACCTTCGAAGCGTCTTCCGTCTTCATTCCGAACCCGGACATGATGCCCGTCGCATAGTCTGCGGCCTGCGCGATGCCGATGTTGCCAGCCGCTGCCAGATTCAGCGTCGCAGGCAGCGCGGAATAGATGTCATCCGTGTCCATGCCTGCCATCGCAAGGATGTTGATCGCGTCCGCTGCTTCGCTGGCGGAAAACTTCGTGTCCTTTCCCATCGTCCGCGCCAGCTTCGACAGCGCGTCCATCGTGTTGACCGTTTCGCCGTTCAGCTTCGACGTGGAATCCTTCGTCAGACCCATCGTCGCCTGAACCTGTGACATCGAAGTGTCGAAGTTCGCGGCAGTCTTCACTGCTGCCGTTCCCAGCCCGACCGTCGCCATAGACGCGGGCATGATCGCTTCGCCGACCTTCGTGATCGTTCCGCCGATCTTGTTCGCCTTCTCTGCGTAGGCATCGAACGGCGCCCGTGCCAGTTCCGCGTTCACGTTCCGCAGCTGCACTTCCAGTTCTGCCAGCTTCGCCTTCGATGATGTGACCGCGCCTTCCTGCTTCGTGATCGCTGTTTCTGTCTTCTGGATGCTTCTTTCTGTGTTTCCAAGCTGTGACTGTAGCTTTTCGTACTCTGCCTTCAGCTTCTTCGTCTGTTCAGAATCTTCGCCTGTGGCCTTCGCGCTTGCTTCGTACGCCTTCTTCGCCGCTTCGACCTTCGTCTTCAGCGTGTCGTGCGTCGATTTCTGCTGTTCCAGCGCCTGCTTCAGCTTTGCGTGCTGTGCTTCGTTCTTTTCGACGATGTCTTTCTGAAGTCCTACTTTGCCAGTCAGTTCTGTGACCTTCGCCCGAAGGCCGTCCTGTGCGGATCCGGACAGCTTCGCCTGTGCAGCCGCAAGACTGTATTCGGACGACAGCTTCTTCATCTCTGCGGAACACTGCCGCATGGATGCCTGAAACTGCTGTGTTTCGGCCTGAATGTCTATTCTTACTGTTGCCACGCTGTCCCGCTCCTTCCCTTAGTTTTCTTTCAGTGTCCGGATCTCAAATGCCACATAATCAAGCAGGCTCATGATGTCCGCTTCCATGCAGTCCTGATATGAATTCTTCATCAGCCGGATGCACAGCTTCACGACCCGGTCGACGTTCTCCCGGCAGATCTGCCAGAAGTTTCTTTCTTCCTGTGCTCCGTCGTCGTTGTATCCGTTTTCTTCGTCATATTCGTCAAACGCTGATGCTTCCTTCTCGACCGCTTCCGGATGCTCCGGATTCAGATCAAGGAACTTCTGCGTGATGACGTCCTGCATGACGAAGTGCACTTGCTTCGCCGCTGTCATGACGTCTTCCGCGTCCATCTTCCTGATCTGCGTCATCGGCACTCCGAAGATCTCCGACAGGATCCGCGCATTCGCTTCGACCGCGTCTTCGATCGATTCGGTGACGTTCTGTTCCATGATCTCCGTGTACCGCCTGTACTGTCGAACAGACACTGCCGCACAGATCCGTTCATCCTCTCCGTACGGCAGCGTCATTTCCGGCATCACTCGCCACTTGTAAAATTTTCCTTGAACTTCTCCACCTTCGTGTCGACGTTCGCGGCGACGCTGACATCCATCATCGCGAATTCCATGATGATGTCTTCCGGTGACAGTTCACTGATCAGTTCGTCGCGTGTGAACTGGTCGCCGTACATCTCCACGATCACGTCCATCATCTCGACGAACTGATTGTAGTTGTACAGCCGCTGCTGTTTCTCCGTCTCCATGATCTCGTCTCGCAGCTTGATGTAGCGCATGTACGCCAGCGTCGTCATCTTCTGCGGCATCTGGTATTCCTTCCCGCCGATGATGATCTTTCTTTTCTTCACTGTGTTGGTTGCTGCCATTTTCGTCCCTCCTTAAAATGATCAGTTATTAGTTATCAGTTGCCGGATGTCGGAAGTTCCTGTACGGTTTCGAACCATTTCTTGATCGCCGCTGCCGCGCTTGTATCCGCTTCCAGAAGGTTCCCTTCGTCGACCTCGATCTTGTAGTTCCCATCCATCTGGCGCTCGTAGAAGTTGCCCTTCAGCGTCGCCGTCTGTGTTTTGGGGCTGGCTCCTTCGGTTTCGTAGTTGTCTTCCATCCCCTGATCGAAGCGCCCGGCGTACATCCAGCAGAATTCGTATTTGCCGTTCAGTTTCTTCGCACGCCATCCGACCGCGACTTCCGGCGCTTTGTCGTTCTTGTTCTTCACAAGGTATCCGTTCTTGTACAGATGACCGAAAACGCGTGACTTGTCCTGCGGCGCCAGCGCGTTCACTTCGAATTCGACTTCCGTCCCGGTGTACGTCATGTTGGTATCCTCGACGCTGTCGTCCGAATAGATCTTTTCGGATTCGAATTTGTCGCTGATCTTCCCGGTGATCGCGCGCGCCAGCTTTGTCGGCGTGTCTGCCGCGTACTCTGTTTCCGTGTTCTTCGTCACGTGTGCGACGTGGATGTCACGGAAGGACTTCGTTCTGCTTCTGACGATGGTCTGTGTGTCTGCCATTCTTTTATTCCTCCGTTTCTTCTTCGGCTTCCTCCTGATAGAAGAAGCGCATCGCATTCATGAAGACGCCCGTGTCCGGTTCCCCGGTGTCGTTCCCTTCCGTGAACTCGAACCCGTTCGCCTTCATCAGTTTCTTCACCCGCTTCACCAGATCCTGCTGATCAGCTGTCGACCAGATATTGACCTGTATCGTCGCGGCTTCTACGTCGCAGTCATCATCCGAATGCGCGGCGGCGTAGTCTCTTAATTTCCACAGCGTGATGTGCAGCTTCTTCAGGCTGGCATCGTACCATCCCTGCTGAACGGTGATCCCTTCGTCTGATAAAGGCTTCAGCGCATCCGCTGCCGTTTTGATGACGTCCATTCGTTCATCCTCCCAGCTTTTCGTTCAGCGCCCGCTGGAACTCTTCTTCCGCGATCTGGTTGTAGTCCGATTCTGATTCGTGCATCGTGTTTTCGATGAAGTCGCGCGCGGGCATCTTTGACGTGCCCCATTCCACGAACTTCATGTAGAACCAGTTCTGCGCATCGCCGTCCAGCTTCCACCCGACTTCGCCCTTTCGTGACGTGGCTTTCTTCGGGATGTTGTCAGCCGCATGTCCCGGCGGTCTGTACCCGTTCCGGCCTGACTTCGAATTATCCGCTGATCGCGGCATATGCGCCTTCATTCGCGGTTCCGTGACGTCCGCGCTGCGCTGATAGATCCGTTTGTTCAAGGCGGCGATCTCGCTGTCTGACGACAGTGTTTCCACCTGTGTCCGCAGGCGGTCGAAGCCCTCCATGTTGAACGTGATCTTCATCGCGCATCAGTCCCTTCTGTTTGCTTTCAGCTGCACATACTGCCGTTCGTTCCTCCTGAAGTCCGACGCGAAGATGTCATACACTTCGCCTTCGAACTTGATGTAGTAGTCCTTCAGATGCTGCTGCATCGCTTTTATAGCTTTGCAGTACCGCACTTCGAAGATGATCGTGTTTTCCAGGCGGATGTCCAGCGCTCCGTACAGTTCGGATCCGTAAAGGTTCCCTATCTCGCACCATGCTTTATGATGCAGTGTCGGTTCTTCTTCCACGCGCCGCCCGGACACGATGCTGTAGTTCTTCCTGTAGATCTCGATCCGTGCCGCTGCCATCCCATCACCTCAACATTTCCTTCAGCAGAAGGGATCTGACGGCGTACCGGATCTTCTCCGGCTGTGCCGTCGTGTTCCCTCTGTTGTCGTACATCTCCTTGATGTAGGCGCAGATCAGGATCTTCTGGCGGTTCGTGATGTTGTCCGGATCGAAGGAAGGAATCAGTTCCTTCATTTCGTCCAGCGTCGCATTCAGCATCAGTTCGATCAGTTCATCGTCGTCGGTGTAGTCGACGCGGATGTACTGCTTCACTTCAGTCAGCGTCATCTTTTCCCGCTCCTTTCTTCATGATCTGCATCCGGATCCGATCAGCCGCCGATCGCTTCGGTGATCTCGCCCTTGATGACAGCAGCTTCGTCCACGGCCTGCACATCGAAGCGGTCGCGGACTTTGATTCCGGTCAGATCCTTCGCCCACAGATCACCGGCTTCTGTAGAAAGTTCCACGGTGATCTTCTCGCGGTCGAACAGTGTCACAGCTTCCTTCAGGTCGCCCATGTACAGCGGATACTTCGCGTTAGATCCGGAAGTCACGGACTTCATGGTCTTGTTGCTGACGACATGGATCGGATACACGCCGAACAGAAGACGCTTTGTCTTGTCGGTGACATCGGGCTGGATGATGTACTTCTTGTCTTCGTCCTTCAGCTTGTCCAGATAGTTGAAGCCGTCCTGATTGGTCAGGACGATGGAAGACGGCGCGATCGCTGCGTCCAGCTTCACGTTGAAGACGTCCTTCAGGTCGTCCACGCCGGTGATCGCCACGGCCTTCCCGGTCGTGATCTCGTTCAGCTTCGCAAGGATAGCGGCGTTTCTGGTCGCCCTGGACTTTCTGGCGATCCACTTGTTCAGGTATGCCAGGATGTTCGCCGCAGTGTCCTGAAGCAGTTCGCGCGTGGTCTTCAGGATGCCGCCCTTCTTTGCGACCTTGTATTTGATCTGCTTGAACTTCGGTGTATTCTGTTCGGTGAACGCTTCGCCTTCGTCCACGTCAGGCCACGGTGTGCTGTCTGCGTCGATCTCGATCACGCGGGATCCGGACAGTGTGGTGACGTTCTCGACGTTGACGTACATTTCCAGATCGTTTTCAGTCCTGCGAAGTTCGCGGATGTCGGTCTGGATGTCCTGCGGCACAGTGAAGCCGCCGTCGGATTCGCCGTCCTCGTTCGGATCAGCTTCGGACATGGCGTCCATGATCTCCTGATCCTCTTTTGTCATCTGGCGCTTGCGCAGGCCGCACACGATACGGTTGACGAATGCGCGGGCGATGTCGGCCTTCGCGTACTTCTTCGCGCCTGCTGCCGCTCCGCCTTCGATTCCCTTCGCCTTGCCGCCCTTGACGGCGTCGTCGATGTCGTCGATCTCGTCTTCGTCCATCTCCATCATGATGTCGAACTCCTGCTGCATCTCGCGCAGCTGATCCATCTTGTCCTTCATCTCCTGCGTCTTGCCCTGACCCTGAAGGCCGCGGATCGCGTTCTTCATGTCGTTGATCTTCTTCAGAAGTGCTCTTGCTTCTTTGCTCATGTGTTTAGATCCTCCTTTGATTTAGATTCCCATCAGTTCCATTTCTGCGATCAGGTCAGCTTCTTCTTCGGCTTCCCTGTTCTCGACATCTTCCGGACGCTCTGTCCGGATGTTCTTCGGCGCGTTCTTCCAGCTGTCCATCATCCAGCTGACGCACGCAGCCATAGCAGGCCGTTCATCGATTTCGATGTCGAAGACTTCCTGCGCGTCCGTTGCAGACATCCATGTTTCCGCGTTGATCTTTTCGGTGATGTCAGATTCTGACACGCCTTCCTTCGCGTGCTGCATGTAGATGTCCGTGATGCTCTGCTGGCACTTGTCCAGTTCCGCGATCAGTGCTGTCAGATCGTCCGCGTTTCCGTAGGCGAAGACTGACGGCTTGTGAATCATGATCTGCGCGCCCGTAGACATCACGATTTCGTCGCAGGCCATCAGGATCACCGATGCGATCGATGCCGCCAGTCCGTCGACGACGCCCTTGATGTGCCCCGTATGACGGGACAGGATGCTGTGGATCGCGATTCCTGCGAACACGTCACCGCCGCCCGAATTGATGTAGACGGTCAGATCTGCGTTCTGATCGATCTGGTTCATGAAGTCCGCGATGTCCTGCGGGCATGTGTCGTCCGCGCTCCATACATCCCACGAAGACGACACGATGTCGCCGTAGATGTACAGTTCCGCACCCGCTGCCGCGTTCCTGATCTCCATGTACCCCGTGTTCTCGATCTTCTTAGTCTTCGGATTCTTCCGCGTGAATCGGTATTTGTTCACCATCGTCTTTCCCTCCTTCCTGCTTTATTTTCTGTTCCGGATCTGTTTCGGCTGTGTCTTCCGGATCCGCGCCGCCCGGCGTTCCTGCTGATGGAACAGTCCCGCCTTCCTGCGCTGCATTATGCACAGGCCGCTGCCGCGTCTGCTGTGCGTTCTGCTGTGGTTCGTTCTGCGCGTACTGGATGCCGACGTCTGCCAGCGGAACGAAGTTCCCGTTCACGATCAGCTGGTCGCCGCCCTCTGCATCCTGAAGATCCAGCTTCCGACGGCATTCGTTCGGCTTCTCGATGCCGTTCTGGATCGCCTGCGCCATGATCTTCATCTGTGTTTCGCTGTCCGTCCGCAGGATCGCTTTTTCGTTCAACTTGTAGTATTTGCCTTCGTCGTAGCGTTCCACGTCCGTCAGCAGTTTCCAGTTGACTTCTTCTTCGTACTGCTTCAGCACGAACAGCATCGTGTCCACGTAGAAGGACAGCTGCTGCATTTCTGAATTGCTGTAGCTGCTCTTTTCGTAGTCGTTGATCTGGTTCGGCTTGATGCCGAATGCAGCCGCGATCTGAAGCGCCGAATATTTCTTCAGTTCGATGAACTGACTGTCTGACAGTTTGATGTCCAGCGGCGTCAGCTTCATCCCCTGCGGGATCGGCAGGATCCGCCCGGTGTTCTTCGTCCCGGCTCCGTATGTCTCGAATGCCTGGATCAGCTTCCGCTTCGCTTCCTCGTTCAGGTCGCCGGTGTATTCCAGCGTCGCCTTCGCGGTCAGGCCGTTCGCGTATAGATTGTTCAGGAAGTCCTGTGATGCCGCTGCGCCTTCGACGGTCTGCCGCAGGATCTCCTGCACCGGAAGTCCTGTGATGCCGTCAAGGGAATGCGAAGTCTTGAAGTGAAGGACTTCGTCGGTTCCGAAGACGTACTGCTGCCCGCTGTACTTATCGCTGTACACGTACCAGATCTTCCCGGCTCCACCGAAGTATCCGGCATCGTCGACGACGATCTGCACGCAGTTCGACGGCATGACCCACAGATCCAGCACCTTGTATTCGCCGCCGTATCGCTTCCTGCTGAACTTAGATCTGACGTACACGTAGGCGTTCCCGAAGTGATTCCTGTTCATCTCGACCGCATTCCAGAAGGCTGTCGGCGTCATGAACGGATTCGGCCTGTATTTCAGCAGCTTCGCCACGTCATTCAGTTCCGGTTCGGCGATGCCGTTCGCTGTCTTCTGGTAGTATTTCCACGGAAGTTTCGCGACGGTTTCCGACATCATCTTCAGACACGTGAAGTATGTGACTTCCGACAGTGCGCCGTTCCGGTTCTTCTTCTTGATTCCCAGCCATTCAAGGAAGGATTCTTCCGCCATGTCCGGCGATTCGATCGTCTGGTTCAGGAATGTCTTCTTGAACCAGTTCCTGATCTTCTGCCACCATTTCAATCTTCATCACCCCCTTTCCGTTTTTCTTGCTCTGCTTGATTCGTACATCTTCAGCCACATTTCCACACTTTCATTCACATCCGGCTTCACTTCTCCCTTCATCGCCATCGTCCAGGCGTCGATGATCGCGTCGACCGGATCGATCCTTTCCGTCTGGTATTCCTTGTCGATCTTGATTTCCCCGAAGCTGTTCGAAACTGTCTTCGCGTTCGCGATCGACCACGTCGTCATCTCGTTCCCGTCGTGCTCGACGTTTCCGGATTCGATTTCAAGCCGGAAGTCCACTGTCGCATCGTTCAGCGCCTTCGCCGACTGCGTGATCGCCACGCTGTCGTATCCCAGCGCATCCAGATCCGTCAGGAATGCGGACGCGTTGTGCGGATCGTAGCAAATGAACTGAACGTCCAGATTCAGCGCCTTCACGACTGTCTGAAGGTACGACAGGATGTACTTGTAGTCTGTCTTCACTCCGCCCATCGTCTCCGTGACGGTGATCAGTCCCTGCTGGATCCATAGATCATACGGCACGCGATCCGTGCGGATGTGTTCTTCCACGCGGCGCTTCGGTATGAAGCTGTGCACGTGGACGTAATACTTCCGGACGCCGTCCCTGATCGATGTGAACACAAACGCGATCGACGTCAGGTCGCCGCCGGATGACAGGTCAAGGCCGACATAGCATTTCTGCCCCTTCAGGTTCTGGATCGTTTTGTCCGTCTTCCCGGCCTTCCACAGTTCGATGTCCTTGATGTAGACGTCGTTCGTCCACTGGATCCACATGTTCAGCTGCTTGACGATGAAGTCGCGAAGCGAAGATCCGCCCATCTCCTTCGCCGTCTCTGCGATCGGAACCATGTTTTCCAGCGCTTCCGGATCATATTCCAGAATCGGATTCGCCTTGATCCAGTTCTTTGGCGTCCACATGTCGTCGCCTTCATCCATCTGCGCGATGTAGATGAACTGCGAATCGTTCTTCGTGACGCCTTTCAGTACCTTCACGCAGTATTCGTACAGCGCGAAGCATGGCGACTTCAGGTCGAAGCCCGCCGTCGTGATCACGCTGATCAGCGCGGACTTCATCTTCTTGATGCCGCCTTCCAGCAGCTTGTACATCTGGTCGTCTTTGTGGGCGTGGTATTCGTCCACGATTCCCAGATACGGACGGAAGCCGTCGATCGACTTCGTGTCGCCCGACAGCGCCTTGATTTTGCTGTATGTCCTGCGGCAGTCTATAGTCGAATTGTGTTCGTGAATGTCGAAGCACTCTTCCAGATCCGCGTCCGACCGGATGAACTTCACGATCTCATTGAAGACGATCAGCGCCTGATCCTTCTTCGTCGCCGTGCAGTAGATCTGCCCGTATCTGTAGCGGTCGAAATTGCCGTAGTACGCCGCCAGAATGCCGTTCAGGAAGGATTTACCGTTCTGACGTCCCAGCTGCACGTATGACGTTCTGAAGCGCCTGTGACTGCCGCTTTTCGTTCTCCATCCGTTCAGTGATCCCAGGATGAAGCACTGGAACGGATACGCCTGCACCTGATCCTGTTCTTCGCCTTCCGCGATCGTCAGCGTTTCGGCGAAGTCTATGATCCGTTCCGCCTGTTCCACGTCGAAGTAGTACCTGTACGGCGCGGCCTTCGATGCTTCCAGATCTTCCATGTGGCGCTTGCAGGCCAGCTTCACCATTTCCCCGGCTGTTATCTTTCCCGCAAGGACGTCCGCAGCGTACTGTGTTGTCCTGTCCTGCATTACTGCGCCCCGTCCGCATTATGCGAACTTGTCAAATTTGTTTCCCTTCGGCGCTTCCGGCGCTTTCGGAACGATCAGTCTGCATCTGGAAGACACGGTCAGCCCGAAGTCCGCCGCGCCTTGCCTGCACTGTCTGAAGTACCTGTCCTGCATGATCGCCAGACGCTCGACCTGGCTGTTCACCACTTTGATCGTCTGATAGATCGGACGCCCGTCTTCGTCCTTCTCCTTCGTCTCGATCGGCATGTCCACCATCAGCGGCAGCTGTGCGATCTGCTGCGTGATCTCTTTGTACTTCTCCTGTGCGATGACCAATCGTGCCAGCGCGTCCACGTCCAGATTCGAAATCAGGTCGATCGCGCGCAGCTCCTTCACCGTCTTCCGGAAGGCTTTCTTCTGCGTCGGCGTCAGGTATGACGGCGCCGTGACCTTGTCGGCGGGCGCTTTCACTTCCGTCCGCTGCCTTTCCGCGATCTCTGCTTTCGTCAGATGTTTCTTTCCCTTCGCCTGAATCAGCGAAATCGGCTGTCGTTGTCCTGACATTTCGACCTCCTTTCCCGCTGCATTCCTTGCGGATATGTGTCAGATTATGACCACATCAGCCCGCAGGCCGTGTATTTTGGTTTTTTCGTGGGGAGTTTTCTCCACAGAATAG